TACGGCATCTTCAATTTGACGAAGAAGATTTAGGGGACGAACAGCCTTCTGTAAATAACCGACTACACGCTTTGTGCTGGAGTCAACAATACCTGAGTGTACATAGGCAATAGTGTCTGGTGCAATTTTCCATCCTGTTGGATTTGTTGGAAAATTTGCTTCCTTATCGGTATCAGTGTAAACATAATATTCTTGAATGCTTTTAATGGGAGAAAAAGGAGCAGCACCACCGTAAACGGTTTTATCCTTTTCAATCTTTCTAACCTTTTTGATCTTTACAGGATCAATAGGAACTAGTTCAATAATACCTTTTCGAACATCATTCTTATCAATTTTCTTGAAGTAAAAAGTCTTGGCATCAATAAACCAGCGACGAAATATATCGTGAGATTTATTAGAAAAATCTAAAAGCTTTAACAAGTGATTATACTCGCTATACATTTTAGTTTTAATTGTTTCAGATAAATTGACTCTATCTAGATCAATCTTGATCGGTTTTCGATCAGTATCCAAAACAATTGCTTCATTGACAATATCTTCAATAGCAGAATCTACTTCTGGGTATAAAGCCATTGAACGATAATGAGATATTAATGCATTTTCGTCTCTGGCGTTTCCAGAGAAATCTGCAAATGTACCAAATACGCCACCAGTCTCTAGAACATAAGATCCATCATAGGAATCTGGGGTTACTACATCACGATTCTCTGGTGGAGCTTCTTGTTTCTTTTTTCCGATTGAAAATCCAAATAGTTCTAATTCCATAAATCCTCACATTTCATAAATTAACCTATATTAGGTACTGTAATATCATAATGACTATAAAAAATAGTAACTGCAAAACTAGCAAGAGTATTATCTGCTCCCATATCTAGGGCTAAATCACCTACCGTTTGGGGCCAACAATTATATAAAACAAATTTTCTGAGTGTAGTAGTACCATTGGTATCTAATTGCTCTACAGTCCAATTATTACTAGCAAAATGTTTTTTTGGATCAAGTCCTAGCTGAGATGTATTATTACTAACATGATCATTTATACCATTACTCCAAGCATGAAATGCTTCAAATAATTTTACTTTTGCTGAAGGTTTATCATCTAATACTGTTATTTGCCAAGGACTATAGACTCGTTCACCAGGATATACCACAGTTCTTCCTCGATAATTTATAGGAATTCCACCTAATGTAGAATTAGGAAGAGATGCGGTTCTTACATAAAAAATATTTTTATCAAAAGTAGAAGTTGTATTTTGTTTACTAGGACTACCAATAATTCCTGTTATCTTGAAACGATTTTGCCGTGTTCCCCCACCAAAACCATTAATAAAATCCGAAATTGTATTATTAGGCATATATTTCTTTATCCTTGTAGTATTTCAGAAGTATCACTATTAATAACAGTGATAACAATTATTTCTGCAATTGCAGTTGGCTTTAGTATAACATCAACAATTAATTTATTTGCTGCTATTGTTGTTGATGTATTATTACTTGAATCGGAAATAATTGTATACGAATAAATACCGTTACCAGATTTAATAGATTCTAAAATTGGAACAGCACCAGAAATAAATTGTTGTCTTAATTCAGGAGTATTTACTTCGAATAAAAACGAATTAGCAATATTTAATAATTCTTTTTTCAAATAAGCAAGCATTGCTACAACATTTATAGAACCTAATACTCCAGTACCAGAATATGATGTTTTATTTCCCATCAAGAAGGTACCTTCGCCAGGAAAAGTTTTTACAGGATTTACTTTACCAGCGTACAGGTAATCAGAATCTGCTGTACTAAAGTTTTGTTGTAGACTAACTACTCCTAAAATTCTACCACGAATTTTGCCTGCAGGAGTAGTCCATACATTATTTGATCTAGCAGCACGAGCAGAACAACCAGCAACATCAGCACTTAAATTTGTCTGATAGATTACGCCTGTAGATTGTCCTACATCACTTACAAATTTCTTTCTACCAGCAACAAAAGACACATATTCGGTACCAGTTATTCCTAGAGTTATACCAAAGTCACCAGTTTGACCAGAATACGTTGTACTTAAAGGTAAACCGCTAATATTTTGAAAATTTCCAATATAAGCAATACAATCTTTTCTAGTAGTAGCAATACTGTATGCTGCTTGTGCAGAATATGTATTACCAGAATCAAAAACTACATCAAACGTACTTATATTTTTATTGTGTAATGGGGTGTTTGATGCAGTTAATACACCAGAAGCACTAAAATAATCTCCAGTAGACCCAGTGCCACCAACCAAGCATATTCCACCGTATTGTAAATAATTATATACAGACCACCACTCACCAGCCCAAGCTGCTGTTGGACCTGTAGTCTGGAACGAACTAGAATTTAAACGAGCAACCCAATCGTTATAGGAAGGAATGTTCATCAGACCAGTTTGTACTTCTTGGGCAGTTCCGTTAGCTCCCGTAGTTCCAAATATAGGAATCAGCCCGTTAAACGATACTACACCAGCAATAAGAGGAGATGTAGGTTCAGATGTTGCCATTAGCGATTTTCCTTTTTAAAGGAGCATTGAGAACAAACAAGACCAGGTTGTGAGATATTCGTTGATTGTGACATTTTTACTCCTAAGATTTAACTAGTTTTACTCAATATTTATATTTTTAGGAGTTTACGCTTTAGACCAAAAGTCACGTTCTTCTGAATCTGGCTGCGTTTGAGGTGGTTCTTCATCGTCTACATTAGAAATAAACCCAAAACTGAACCAGTCGTCTTCTTCAATTTTTTTAATTTCACCTTCAAAAAGTTCTTTTCTGATGTCAACATTTGTTAATTCTTTAAAATACGGTTGTTTTGTCAACCAAGCAAATAACACCATACACATCACAAGATCGTCTGTATGGGTATCGTCTGCCGCATAACTATTGTGTTTAGAAACAAATGACAATAATTCAGAAATAATTTCTTCGTCTTCTACTAAGAGTTTATCCTGTTCAATTAAACTCTTCAGAATAGAACATCCTAATTTCTTGACTGGCGTAGTGGTTCGAACACCAAAAAGAGTCTGACCTTTACCAAATCCTCCGTTTAGTACTTGACCACTTCTACCTTTATTGGTACTCATAAGAACGTGTTCATATTCCAAGTCATAGTGAAGAATGTCTGCTACTTGACTACCAATGTCGTTCACTTCAACCAAAACATAAGCTGTGTTGTATTTCCTGCCAAGAGCATCAATCATGGTGGGAAACAACATGGGAGAAATAATATTATTTCTATATTTTGCCACCATTTTATATGGAGTATCTGATACGTCAAACACCAGAATTGCACTATAGTCTTTTCCTTGTCCTCTGGAAGTGTCTACAGTCATGATGTAAGGTTTGTTTGCTACAGGTTCTTCGTAGACCCAAAGACCTTCTTTAGATTTGGTTTTTGGTCTTTTGTGTGTTAGTGTATGGAGTTTTGCTGTGGCAATTAACGTATTAGAAGAGCCGATGAAATCACAATTGTACTCACTATCGAAACGTTGCTCTCCGCCAGCACCGCCACCTAATTGCTTTATGGTTCGTTCTTTCCACTTCTCATCACGCAGAGGACCTCCAGAGTATAGAGGTACTTGGCTCCAATGAACCTCGATAGGAACGTATTCACTCTTACCTTCTTCTTCTGATTTACGAGTTGCGCCCTGCCACAAATTATAAAACATGTTCATACCATTAGGTGTGGATACAATAATAACTTTAGTAGTTTGACCAGAGGTAATGGTCGGGTATACTGAACTAAAGAATTCGTCTGCAATATTAGATGGGACGTGAGCAAACTCATCAAGCACCAGAACATTGTATGAACCACCACGGACAGCACTGGCAGATGTGGCAGATGCCAAAACACGAGATCCGTTTTCAATCTGAATAGAAGTCTTGTTCCATTCCACAACTCCTTGTTGTAGCCACTTTGGAAGATACTCGTATGCTTCCTTGACACGCTTCATAATTTCCATGGCAGTTTTCAGTTTATTAGCCAAAATAGCCACATTTACGCTTTGATTAAACAAAATATAATGAACGCACCAAGCCACAACAGTTGTAGTTTTACCGCATTGTCGTGGTAATTTTGCAATAATATAACGATTATCTTGAATGGTTTCAACCATCTTTTCTTGATAATCGTATAAGTCAAAAGGCTCAAGACCTTTATCTAAAGTAACAATTTTAATATATTTTTTAATAAAATAAACAGGATCGCTGGCACACTTCATATACTCAGCAACTTGTTCTTTTGTGAACTCTACATCAGTACTAATTTGTTTGAGATTTGGATTACCCAAATATCCATGTTTTTTCTTAGATCCCATTTTGATCATTCTCTAAAAATTGTTGACTCTTGATAGATTTAATACGACTACGATCTTTATTAATAAGATCTTGTAATTGGCTAGTAGATCCAACAAATATAGATTGATTTGTTGTGTTGTTGATTGTTGTTTCTTCTTTTTTTACAACTTTAGTCTTCTGGTATAGATCAATTAGGTCTTTGTTCATGTCTGCCACTGTCTTTAACAGTAAACTTACCACTTCGAATGCTCTTGGATTATCTCCTGCTTTGGCAATTTTAATAATTTCGTCGATAGCATCAGATCCATTGGCAATTAATTGTTTAATATTTTCACGAGCATAATCAAAATCACCATCAATATTAGTGGTTTTTGGCGGTATAATAGCTTCAGCAGTTACACCAGAAAACGCCAAGTCTAAAGATTTAGAAATAATATCATTATCACTCATGCAGTTAGACCATAAGAATCAGTAAATGTAAACGGAGTATCAGTAGTATTTATAGTAATATTTCTTACAGAAAAATTCTCAACAATGTTTCCGTAAACATAAGATTTAGCTATAAATTGATATGTTGATACTATATTTCTTCTAGTAGAAAAATCTCCCTCATATTCCTGTGTTAAGTTGGTTTGACTAAGAACTATAGGAATATCAACTGCTTGATGTATATCAGACATATTTAAAGATATAATAAATTCTGGTGAAAAATAAGGTAATATTTGTTCTAATATTTGCAGATTTTCTTCAATATTTCTAGTGTATACGTATAAATTAAATGTAAAATTATAAGGAGTTTCTGTATAAGATCCAGTAAATGAATTTTGATTATTGCTAATCTGTGTCATTTTAGACAATTTATTCATTCGTCGAAGAGGATCATAAATTAATCCAACTAATTCAAATGACATCTGCGGAACACCAATCTCAATACGAGTATTTTCACTAATTGAACTATGTTCGGTTAAACGCTTAATAAATTTTTCTTTAGTAGCATAACTTAATGGAACAGTAAATAATCGTTTACTATTATCGCCATTAGTCTGTTCAATTTGAACTCCATTGAATAGATTACCAAAACCAACAACTAATTT